CGGACGGCCAGACGCTGCAAGAGAGCGCCGTCTTCCACATCAGGAGCCGATGATATGGCCGCTGAGACGCCGACCGTCGAACCGACCACGATCATCGCGGGCGACACGCTGCGGTGGCAGATCACGCTGAACGATTATCTTGCATCGGACGGCTGGACGCTCAATTACGCGCTGCGGAACGCAACGAACCACTACGACATCACCGGCACGGCGAGCGGAGCCGATCATCTGCTTGAGGTTGACGCGAGCGATACCGCGACCTGGGCTCCCGGCGTCTATCACTGGGCGGCGCATGTCACCGACGGAACCGAGCGGTTCACCGTCCGGCGCGGGACATTCACGGTTACCGCCAACCCGGTCAATCCGGTGCCGCAGGAATTCCGCACGCAAGCGGCGAAAGCGGTGGACGATCTCAAGACCGCGCTCGCCACGTTCAAGGCCACAGCGGGTCGCGTGAAGCGCTACAGCATCGCTGGCCGCGACATCGAGTTTGAGAGCCTTGGCGAGATGATGAAGCTGCTCTCCATGTGGCAGCGTGAACTCGCCAACGAGGAAGCCGCCGCACGGCTCAACACCGGCAAAGCATCGCCGCTCCTGCTTCAAGTCCGGCTGTAAAGGACGCTCCGAATGGTCGAACTGAACCCGCTGAAATGGTTTCGCGCGGGCGAGAAGCCCGTCGCAGCGCCGCGCCGCATGGTGCGGCAGCAATCGGCGGGCTTTGCCGGCGCGGCGGTCAATCGACTTACGCAGTCGCTGGCGACATGGAGCGGCTCGGCGAACAGCGACGCCGAGAACGGCCTTGCGATCCTTCGTGCGCGGGCGCGGGCGCTCTGCAACAACCACGAATACGCGCGACGCTTCCTGTCGCTCACCGCGACGCACATTGTCGGATCAGAAGGCCCGACGCTCCAGGTTCGGGCGCTGACCAACAGCGGCGTGCTCGACAGCGTCGCCAACAGCGCCATCGAGATGGCGTGGTGGAAGTGGCAGAAGACCGCCGACATCGGCGGTCGCATGACGTTCGCGCATTTGTTGCGCGTCACGATCAAGGCAGTGGCGCGCGACGGCGAAGCGCTGGTCCGCATCGTGCGGCGGCGCGATCTGCCGAACGGCTTCGCGCTCCAGCTGCTTGAGATCGATCGGCTTGACGAGACGTTGAACAAGGTCACGCCGGACGGCCTCAACATCCGCATGGGCGTCGAAATCGACAGCATGTCGAGGCCGATTGCCTATCATGTGAAGACCTCGCATCCTGGCGAAAGCTGGGGCTGGTCGATGCCAGGCTACGAGCGCATCCCAGCGGATCAGATCTGGCATGTGTTCCTGCCGGAGCGCGCAGAGCAAGTGCGCGGCTATTCGTGGCTGCACGCAGTGCTGATCCGCATGGGCATGCTGCACAGTTACGAGGAAGCCGCCGTCGTCGCCGCGCGTGTCGGCGCGAGCAAAATGGGCTTTTTCAAGCGTGCTGCCGAGGATGGTGGTTACGCCGGACAGGCAACCGGCCAGCTTGCCGACCAGAACATCGCCGGATCGCTGTCCGCGCAGGTCGAGCCAGGAGAGATGTGGGAACTGCCGCCGGGATACGATTTCGAGAGCTTCAACCCCGACTATCCGCATGCCAATTTCGAGAGCTTCATGAAGGGCTGCTTGCGCGGCATCGCGGCGGGCCTGGACATAGACTATGCGACGCTCGCGAACGACCTAGAGGCGGTGAACTACTCCAGCATGCGCGCTGGCACCATCGAGACGCGCGACCAGTGGCAAGTGCTGCAAGGCTGGTTCATCGACAGTTTGGTGATGCCGGTCTATCGCGAGTGGCTGGCCTCCGCGCTGGTGCGCGGTGATGTCCGGCTGCCAGCGTCAGGCCGCGCGCTTCCTGCGGACCGCTTCAACAAGTTCGCCGACGCCAGCACATTCCTTGGGCGGCGGTGGCAGTGGGTCGATCCGCTCAAGGATGCCGAGGCCGAGAAGGCGCTGCTCGCCGCCGGTCTGACCTCGCGCAGCCGCATCGCCGCCAAGACAGGCCAGGATTTCGATGAAATTCTCGCCGAGCTTGCCGATGAGCAAGCTAAGATTGCGGCTGCGGGTGTCGTGCTCGGCGATCAGCCTGTCGAGGTCGAAGACAGCCCCGAGGACGAGGCCGAAGACGAGGCCGAAGACGAAGACGAGATGGAAAACGGACAGGAGGCCCGCACATGAAGGGCACGAAGCATACGCGCGTTGCCACTTTCGAGCGCGCCTCTGTTGACCTGGAGGCCCGCACTGTGCCTCTCGCATTCTCCTCCGAGGAGCCCTACGAGCGCTCCTTCGGCATGGAGGTACTAGACCACGCGCCGCAATCGGTTCGCCTCGGCAGGCTGGCCGGCGGCGGCGCGCTGCTGCTCGATCACGATCCGACCAGGCTGATCGGCGTCATCGAGCGGGCTTCTATCGACGAGGACAAGATCGGGCGCGCTGTCGTGCGCTTCGGTCGCTCCGAACTCGCCGAGGAAGCGTTTCGGGACGTGCAGGACGGCATCCGCCGGCACGTCTCGGTCGGCTACATGATCCACGACGCGCAGCCCGTTCGCGGGTCGCGCGAAATCCGCGTGACCGACTGGGAGCCGTACGAGTTGTCGCTCGTCGCGATCCCCGCCGATCCCACGGTTGGCGTGGGCCGTGCCGCCGATGAACAGCAGCCGCAACTGCCGGAACCGCCGAAGGTGGCACCGGAACCCAAATCCGAAAGGAACCTGACTATGAGCGACAACATCCAGCAGCCTGCCGGCGCGGATCTCGAGGCCGCCCGCGTGCGGTCGATCCTCGACCTCGGCGACCAGTACTCCAAGTATCTCGGGGCGCGTGATGCCGCCGATGCCGTCCGCAACGGCAAGAGCGTCGAGCAGTTCCGCGATCTGATCATGTCGAAGATGGAGACGCGGCACACCGACACGTCCGCCGCCCATGTCGGCATGACGAAGACCGAGGCGCGGCGCTACAGCCTCGGGCGCGCTCTGCGCGCGGCGGTTCTCGGCGACTGGTCCGATGCGGGCCTGGAACGCGAGGCGAGCGAAGCGGTGGCGAAGATCATGGGCCGCGCACCCGAGGGCTTCTACATCCCGCTCGACATCTACCGCCGCGACTTCAACGTCGGCACCTCGACGGAGGCGGGCAACCTCGTCGCCACCGATCTGCGTGGCGATCTCTACGTCGATGCACTGCGTAATGCGATGGTGATGGCCGGTCTCGGCGTCCGCATCTTGCCGGGTCTGACCAGCAACATCGACATCCCGCGCAAGTCCGTCGCCTCGACGCTGGGCATGCTGACGGAAATCGGGTCGGCGGCTGAGACCAACCCGAACATCGCCAAGCTGACGCTCTCGCCGAAGCGCATCGGCGCGTATGTCGAGGTCTCCAAACAGGCAATCATCCAGTCCTCGATGGCGCTGGAACCGATGATCCGCGACGACCTGCTCATGGGCGCTGCGATCCTGCTGGAGAACCAGGCTATCAATGGCAGCGGCACCGCGCCGAACATCCTCGGACTTCGCAACACGACCTCGATCTCGACGGCGACTGCCGGCGCGAACGGGGCGACGGTCGCGTGGGCGCACTTCGTCGATCTGGAAAGCGCGGTGGCGAACGCCAACGCCGAACCGGATCGTCTCGCTGGCTACCTGACGAACACCCGCGTGCGCGGTCGTGCGAAGCAGGTCCAGCGCGGCACGAACCTGCCGTTCATCTGGGATAACGGGCCGCAGCCCATCAACGGCTATCGCGCCGCCGTGACGAACAACGTCCCGTCGAACCTCACCAAGGGCACCAGCACCACCGTTTGCTCGGCGACGTTCTTCTCGTCCGACTGGTCGATGGCTGTCCTGGGCCTGTTCGGCGCGCCGGACATCGTGGTCGATCCGTACACGAAGTCCGACACCGGACAGGTGAAGATCACGCTCAACCAGTTCGCCGACTTCGGCGTCCGCCAGCCGGGTGCCTTCGCGGTGATGCTGGATCAGCTGACCTGATCCAAGTATGACTAGCGCCGCGCGCCGAGAGATCGGCGCGCGGCGTTTTCTTCAACCCTGGAGGACTGATGGTCTGGCGTCTGGAAACGAGCAACGGGGACGAGGCGAGCAAAGTCAAATACGAGGTGCTGCGGTACTGCAATCGCGGCCTCGACATCGGGTGCGGGCCACGCAAGGTCTGGCCGCATCTGATCGGTGTCGATAACCTGACGGACACCAAGCTTTTCGGCATCCGCATGCGGCCAGACATCGCAATCAGCGATGCGTCCAGGCTGGCGATGTTCGCGGACCAGTCGTTTGACACGGTGTTTTCGTCGCACACGCTGGAACACATCGAAGACTACCGCGCCGCGCTGCGCGAATGGTGGCGTCTGCTGGCCCCTGGCGGCCATCTCACGCTCTATTTGCCGCACCGCGACCTGTATCCGCGCATCGGCCAGCCCGGTGCCAACCCTGACCACAAGCACGACTTCGCGCCCGAGGACATCGTCGCGGCCATGCGCGAGATCGCGCCGGACTGGACGCTGCTCGTCAATGAGACGCGCGACCAGGACGACGAGTATTCGTTCCTCCAGGTCTACCGCCGCGAGAAAACAAGCGCCGGCCAGATCGACAAGGCCAGCGAGCCGAAGCCCGAGAAGAGCGTCGGCATTGTGCGCGTAGGCGGGCACGGCGATGCGCTCTGGGCATCAAGCGTCTGCGCGAACTACAAGGAGCAGGGCTATCATGTCACCTGCTACGTCGGACCGACCGGCGGCGCGGTGCTGAAGCACGACCCGAACATCGATGACCTGGTGGTCTTCAGCGACACCGTGATCCCGAACGAGGAAGCGGTGGCGTTCTGGTGCCATCAGGCCAAGCGGCATACGAAGTTCATCAACTTGATCGGCAGCGTCGAAAACCGGCTGCTGCCGCACGAAACCAGCTACGAGTTCTTCCTGCCGCAGACCGTTCGTCACCGGCTGATGAACGCGAACTATCTTGAGACCGTCCACGCCTACGCCGATCTGCCGCCGTCCAATTTCCGCCAGCGCTACTATCCAAGCGCCGCCGAGGAAGCCTGGGCCAAGCGCATCCGCGCAGAGCTGCCGGGGCCGGTAGTCGTCATCAATCCTGCGGGCAGCGGGCCGGTCAAGTATTGGCCCTACACGCAGCGGTTGATGGAGCTTCTGGCCGCGCGCAAGGTCTATTCGGTGGCGCTCGGCGACATCCGCGATGAGAGCGTGCTGGGCGTTGAGCCCTACGGCATCTACGCGGGCATGGAGTGGCCCGTAAGGCATGCTCTGGCCTACGCTCTACAGGCGGACGCTGTCGTCGCCACCGAGAGCCTTATCGCCAATGCGGTGGCATTCGAACCGATGCTGAAGGTCGTGACGCTGTCGCATAGCAGCGTCGAGAACCTGACGAAACACTGGGTCAACACCGCGAGTGCCGAACCGCTGGCGCTCGGATGCTATCCATGCCACCGCGTGCATCCGCCGAACTATTCGTTCTGCGCGCGCGACACGACAACAAAGGCTGCTGCATGCCAGGCGCTCGCGCGGCCTGAGAAGGTGGCGGAATTGGTGCTGAATTATCTCGAGCACGTCGGCAAGCTGGAGCCCCTGACATGAACATCCAAGGCGACATCGCGGCGCTGATGGACATCGATATTTTCGGTGTCGCCGCTCGTGTCACGCGCGCCGGCCAGACGGTCGGCACGAAGGTCGCCGGGATCTACGACGACGAATACGAGGCTGTTGACCCGCGCGGCGGCATCCCGTTCGCGGTGTCGCAGCCTCGCTTCATGGTTGCCACCGCTGATCTGCCGACAGGCACGCGCGAGGGCGACGCGCTGCGTATCGGCTCGACCACCTACACAATCCGCGTCGTCCAAGCTGACGGCACGGGCGTGACGACGCTGCTGCTGGAGAAGCCCTGATGCCGCACCAGCGCGAGGCAATCCGCGATGCGATGGTGACGGCGCTTACAGGCCTCGCGACAACCGGCGCGCGCGTCTATCGGTCGCGGGTCTATCCGATCGCCGCGCATCTGCTGCCCGCGCTATTGGTCTACGCGCGCGGCGAGACGAGCGAGCGAGAGATCGTCATGGGCGTGCCGACCAAGCTGGTCCGCCGCTGCGATATCATCGTTGAGGGCATGGCGCGCGCCGTGGCCGATGTTGACGAGACCCTTGACGATATCGCCGCCGAGGTCGAGGCCGCCATCGGCGGATCGCAACTGAGCGGCGCGGCGCGCGACTGCACGCTGACCAGCACCGACATCGACATCGTGGACGGCGGCGATCAACCGCTCGGCGTCGTCCGCCTCACGTTCGCCGTGACCTATCGCACGGCGGAGAACAACCCCACGACGACATCCTAAGGAGACGACGAAATGGCAAACCATCGCGGCCAGGAAGGCCTCGTTCGGGTCGGCACCAGCGCGGTGGCCGAACTCCGTTCGTGGTCGCTCGACATCACGCAGGACACCATCGAGGACAGCACGATGGGCGACACGTTCCGCACCTACACCACCGGCA